GTTTCCCAGTCACGATCCGCACGTACCTCCATTGTACAAATGTGGCAAATGAATCATCAAATCGTTAGACGATAGAAGATTGTAAGGATTACCACCATTGTCTTGCATGTCAACTGTTCCACTCGAGATTTTTCTCTCTGCGAAAACCAAACCCTGCACCATCAGGATGTTATTCACAGTATCTCCACCTCGAGTTTTCATTACGTATGGGTAGATACGTTTGCGTGCTGAACCACGTCTGCCAATATAGCTCGGAGCCATGTAACTCTCGAATGTGTTATATCGAGACTTGGCTTGATGTGGGGTAGGCACAAAGAAAGGAATATTCCTTCTTACTGCATCTACGACGTTGTTTGGAGCGAGATCTGCGATGTTGTAGTAGGCATTACCACTGTAACGCTTCGCAAGAGTTCTCCAAGAGCGAATCGATTCTCCAAAGAAAACATCCTCGTCTTCTGCGGTATTTCCTGGCACTGATTGCATCAGGGTAGCTCGCGGCGAGATGATACCTCCGGCCCATTCTTCAAGAGTTTGTTCCTTAGGTTCATCATCATCGTCACCCAACAAGCTGTCCATAGTATCGGTACCAACGGCGAGATCTGCATCAACTGTGCATTTAGAATGCACACATCCACGCGGAACGTAGATCATCTTTCCCCACCGTTCATAACCACCAGCGTCTTGACCAGTTTGTTCATTTGGCATGGCGAATTCCATGTCATCTCCACAAGACATGTACACAAATACTTGCAAAGGATCAGAACCTGTGACGGCAATCGGACCGACTGCTGCGTTCATGATACCAATCGTAAAAATCCCCATGTGTTTCTGAGGATTATACCTTGCTAACAAATTTGTAAGTTGAGTTCCACCATCGTTGACCCCACTTGGCCATTGGTAGTTCTCCGTTTCTTGTAGAGTTTCCAGCCAAGGTTTACGAGAAACATAATCAATGTTGAACTCGCAAGTATGAGACTCACGCAGATCAAGAATCTGCGAATAGCGCGCGTTGATATCATTGACAAACAAATCTCCAACAACAGGTGCGCCATTGCGAGAAGCCGGTTCAAATTGTAAGAGAAGACGTCCACTATGCATAGCAGTGCAGACAACTTCAATACGAAATTTAATTGAACCTTTCCAATACCCAAACATGTTAGCAACGCGTCCTGCAGGGGTGTCAGTAGACGCATGCCAAAACTTGCTGTTATGGGTAATCGCAGTCCCATAAGTCTTAGTGGGAATGTTGGGAGCGACCAAAGCCGTATAAATTACATTCGTACCTGCTTGACCGTTTTCTCCCTGCCATGCTGCACGCGTAAGCCACTGCTCACGCGTACAAATCGATTCGAAGGACATCTCGTCTTCCGGTCCTAAACCTGCTACATCAGGTGAACAAATCACCTCTTGTTTTGGATCCAAGGACAAAGGTTCACAAGTGTCCTTACCTGCAGTGTGCGCGAAATTCGACCCAAGTCGAAGAGCTCTTGGTTGTTCTTCCTCCAACATAGAAGGTTTACTGAATCCAAAAACTTTTCCGACTGCCGAAACAGCCGCTCCAATTTCTGAAGCTTTTGTTTTCGCTGCCATTACAGGTGCTCCGATCATGTTATCAATGATATCATTGGTCGAAGGCTTCTCTTTCTCACACTGCTCAAACTCAGTAGCAGAAGGTTCATACTCAGTCGGAATAGCGACCTTGCAGTTCTCCATTCTTGCATAGATTTTAATCACAGCCAGATCCTGAACATTATCATTCGCAAGTGTAAGAGGAGCAACAGGATAGGCCAGAAGCCTACCCAAACTTTCTTTATTGGTGCCAGAAACACCACAAATGGAAAGAGCATTATTATGCCACACAAATGGCACTTTAATCTCTACCGTGTTTGACTTACTAGGATCAATCCATCCATGAGGATACGTCGAGAAATGGCGAATAGCACACTCCACATGTGAAGTAGGAGTTGAGGTTGCTGTTAACACTCCATAGTTCATTGCTGCAATCTGGTTACGATTGTCTACGCTAAACCATGATCCTGACGCTTGGTTCTCCATATATGGAATCCAAGCAAAGAGCGCTCTGCCAAACTGAAAAGGAGAACCGTTAATGCGAACAGAAACGGTCAAATCTCCAGTTACAAAGGCAAAATTGCGCAATTTGTCTTTAATCCTAGTGTCATTCTGCCACTGCGTCCACACATCGAAAAGATATGCGTTCGGAGCGGCTCCGAAAGTCAAACCACTCGTTGTCCAATTCATCTCGGTCATGTAAGTATCACGGAACAGAAATTTACTAATCTGTGCCGGATCTTCCATAAGCGATGTAAATGTGGCATCGCGAGCGGTTTTTACTTCAGCACGATATGTATCACCACCTTCTTGAAACGAACTTGTTTCATTCTGGTGCACATCTTGCTGGATCTCAGATCCTCCGGTAACCCCTTCTTGCTGAGATACAAGAGGGACGGCATCTACTTTTTGTTCTAAATTTTCGGCAAGTTATTATTTACTCATACTACTGGTTAACTCACTCCGGTGTAGTACGGACATAGGAGCACTTGGAACATCTGGTTGTTGAGACCTTTGGAAAGCTTCCTTGTGCATACTGGCTAAATAGCCACTCTTCCCGTCGCGTGACGGCTTCTCTTCTTCACGTTTCCCATGTTTCATTGCGAAGAACAGTGATCCAATCACACCGCTTTCTATCTCGGTTTTAGCTTCACCGGATTCCATTTCTGAGGTAGCACCCCAAGGGAAGAAATCATGCCCTTCAATTTTTGTGATCACGTCATCATACTTCTCGCAAAAGAGCTTACTATATCTGGGCTCCAAAGCTAAACGCAATCTAGAACATACCGAATTGTAAACATCTCTACCGTGCTGAGCGAGTTCATACACAGCAGTTTGAATGTTTACCTCTTGTTGTTCCACTGAGTCCAATTGAGATTTCAATCCAATGGTTAACATTTTTCCAATCGATTTCATCTCAAGAGGACACGCATATCGCTGTCGTTCTTCATCCCAACGAAATTCTCGTTTACAGATGTTGTAACTCCGCGATCCGTCACCACGAACCGTAGGTTCGTAAAAATAACCATCACCATCCGATTTGTCTGCAGGCGTGTACTTCATTCCGATGCTCTTGCAATAAGAGCGTACATGCTGAAAATTCCACACCTCCTTAAACTCTTCCGAAATGGTAACAGTATTGTCGTCACCCATTGTCATTGCAGACGTATTCTCGTCAAACTTCTGCAGACATTTCATCAATTGGGTGACAGTTGCTTCGCCAGTGGGATCCACCGTATGTAGGAAAGACATCATTAACAAAATGACATTCAGCATCCCATTAATGAACAATGTCAAAAGCATTCCGCTAAACATTGTCCCTAGTAGCTGCCAAAAATCTTTCCCATCAACCAATGATCGGACAAGTCATGTCACTGATAAGACCTCTCCAGATGTGTTCCCATTCTGCTGGCAATGGTTTGTTCTGCTTTTTAAAAGCAATCTCGATCAATCTTTTGCACACTATAAAGCACGCAATAAGAAAATCGATCGGCTCAGTCTTGTCAAAATTGGCATAATCTCCGTTAAAGCACCAAGGATGTTTCTCCAGGTACCTTGCCACTTTATCCCAATCTTCACTGTATGGATTTATACCACACATGGTTTGGAATTTGACAAAATTTGCACAAGCCACAGCAATAAGCGCACCGAACAATTGTTTGTGTTTAATGTAGTCAATAAATCCCACATTATTAAAAACACGTTCTTTACATTGCTCGATTTTTGATTGCTTGGTTGGTTCATCTTTATCACATGCCACACCAAACATACCACAAAAGCGCCCTTGTTGAGTTCTTATCCATGAAGCCTCTACCATTGCGGCAGTCTCTGGAATCAAATCAACTCCGTCAGGAGCCTCCTCTGTGGGTCTAGACACAAAGTGTTCATACTTCTTTCGGGCTTGTGGAAGTAGCCCATCTGAAGTGCTTCGTGGTGCTGATTGAGCGGTACCTCGATCTTTATGACCGGACAAAGCGTGGTACACCGTGAAAAACTCGATAAACATCAAGTCGGGTATACTCAGCTTTTCCACCAGAAAATCAACAACTACTTGTAGATGCAGTTGATTAATTTCTCCATTGGCGGAATTACACGCTATAGCATTCACCAAACGGTTATTCATCCGGCGTCCGTCAATGTCTCGAAAACCAAACATGGGCTTAACCCTTGTATGGTGCAACTCCTTCAAGTCCTCGCTTAACTGAATGTTATCGTGACAAGGAAGTGGAGCAACTTTTGAAGACGGCTTAAAAGAACGAAGCTCTTCTGAGCGGAAAAGATAACGGGAAGTACCATTTTCTTCTGCTGTTAAGTAATGTGATGTGCACCGCGAACTGGAGGTAGGAAAAATGAGGTCTTTGCTCATTTTCTCCATTGAAGGCAAATTCTCAAAACGTTCATCAAGATCAAGACCTGCCCTGGCTACAAATGTAGTGGATCTGACTATGTCATCTTGAGCTTTGACGATGTCTGTGAAACTTATCGGAGCGAAAACATGAGTACTGGTAGCATAATTGTCACCAACATAAGTGCCGATGCAATTAATGCGAGTGGAATCGTAGGCCACAATAAGCGATCCACAACGTCCATCAAAACCAGCTTTTCCTCCCACAAAAGTGCCATGAGTACCACACATTGTGTACCCATCAATTCCAAGTTGGTCCTCTACATCATACGAGAGGTTGCTGAAGGAATGGAATACATGATGTTCAGCATTGACAGTAAAAGGACTGTCTAAGCTTCGAAAAATGTTTACCATTTTTCCTTTTGAATAGGAACCAGCGAGATTCACGTGAGATGCAAATCCCTTCGCTAGATTTTTCCGAGGCATTATCGGCATCATTACAACACCAACATCTGACTCGCCAATTCGTCGCACGAAGTTAAAGACATTGGAACAAGTTCGCTCCTTAACAACTGAATAAGTCGCAGGGAACTCATTGCCAAACTTATCAGTGTAAGCCGGCTTAAAGTTTGCGCGTAGCACCTGGATAAATGATCCAGGAAGCGCCAGAAACCGCATACTATGCCAAACCGAAATGACAAGCGTCTCAGAAATAATCGCATTACTGGTGATTTGTTTAAAACCACCATCAGGAGTAGGAAATGCAATTACTATTACGGCAACATGTTGATTCATTTTCTCAAGGAACGTCTTGTGCTCCAAGTTTGACCAAGGAGCATTAGAAAGGTATCCTACGTCATTAGACCACTGATTACCAGTGATATTATCCGCACGCAAATCTTCATTTCCCTTGAGAAAATCACATAACTCTGTTGCTTGAGGAACAACCTCGATAGTCTGAGTCGTGGTATCGGTTCGTGAAACTACACGTGGTTGAATAGAAGCAGGAAGAGAAGATTTCTCTTCTTCCACGCCCGAACGCTTCATGCGAGGTTGCGCATAATTATACAACTTATACGCTGCATATGAGGCTGTCAAGAGACCTCCGATCGTAGAAACTCGTTTAAGATTCTTTTTGGTTACCACTCGTGCACGGGCCTCATTAACATGTTTCGTAAAAGCATCAAAATCCTGCATAGACAGGAAGATGCCGTCAAATACGTAACTGCTCTTCAACATCTCACGCAAAGCAGCGTACTCAGATTCGTAGGGATCTGTTCTTTGACTAATCATCGAACCAAGAAAACCACCAACAGCCTGGTTGACTAGTGAATTTTGAAGCCGTATGCGCTGATAGCGAAATCTATTCGCGAAAATCGCACACGTAACATCAAAACGCCATTGCCACAAATTAAAAGTGGCATTTTGATAAACGCGCTGTTTCATTTGTGCTGCAGTTTCAGACGTTTTGTTCTTGACATCCGTCAATGTCACAGACGGTTGGAAGTCTCCAAGGAGAACTTCTTCCCATGCGTGAACAACACCCTTGACCAAAACACCATCATAACGAATGCAATCTTTGTGGGGGATATCATCGTAATGGCGTCGAAAAAAGGATGTAATTCCATCATGAAACCAATGGCCAACTTTATGATCAAAGTTCGCAAAGCGTCGAAAAGAATCAAAATAAGCGAGAACACGTGGAAGGTGAAAATCATTTAATTGTTTGTGTTCCTCAAGGTAATCGACAGAAGAACGAATGCTTTGCATTTGATACTCAACAACATTTGGGAACACATCAGCACCAAGCTCTTTCGCTTGCAATGATTTCTCAATAGCTTCCGGAACTAAATCCATACGGGATTCAGCAAGAGCTAGTTTCATACGAACAAGTGCTTGTGCTCCCACTAAATCATAGACCACTGGTTCCCCATTGGAATTCAGAACTTCCTGGAAACTGCTTCTTCCGTCGCAAACCAATCTCTGCATCAAGACTAGAAGCACAGTATCATAGTTTCCTTTTCCAATCTTACCTTTGTCCAGCATTCCAAGAGAATCGCTGTATTCAGGACGAGGAATGACTTTGAAAACTAAGTCAATTCGTCTCATTGACGGTGCAAGATCATCATAAACAGCACTGAATCCAAAGTCTTCTTTATTAGAAATCAGACCAACTACACGTGGGTTAAACACGATGGCTCCTTTTTCATCGAGCGCTGCTCGGTTGATGACTTGCTGAGATCCATCAATGAAGCCACAAATGCCATTAATCTTTTTGGCAACCATGGCATTGTGCTCTCTTTTCATGTTGCCCATTTCATCAAAGACGTATGCAAGTGTTTGCCCGGGAAGATAAGCAGTCATATATTCATCTCCTGGTACATCCTGAGCTTTCCAGCGAGGATCACGAACATCAACATTGATATCCAATGTCTGCAACGCTGCGGCAGCTAAAGAAGTGAAGACAAACTCTGTTTTCCCAACAGAGACGCCGCCATGAAGACCAATCACAATATGTGACCGTTGAACCTTACGGTTCTCTTTATTGACATATTGGCGAATTTCCGCAAGAGTCTTCTGATGCAAGGGCAAGAGTTTGTCGTAAGCCGAAGGAGGCCCACGATTTACTCTCTTAACTGGGGGAGTCCACGCACAACATAAATCAAATACACGCATGAATTCAGCAAAAGTTGTGCGGTCGCTATCATTATTATCATACCTCTCCGACATAGAAAATTGATTAGCTTGAAGATAGCAAACTGCATTGCAAAAATCCTCAGTGCTCTTAATCTTCTGGATGCCGGAAGAAGAACCAACGACCATCCGCAAAAGAGCAATGGCCGAACGGATAACGGAAACGACAGTAAAGATCGAAGCTTTATCTTCTTCAATTTCTGCTTTGAGATGATGGTCGATCAAACCAACATATCGTGCCCATGTGATCGTGTA